TTTGCCGATCGCGAGATGCAAGCTACGTTCTGGCATGAGATCACACACGCTATTCTGTACGACATGAACAACAAGCTGTACAAAAATGAGGCGTTTGTAAGTGATTTTGCAGACCGATTAGCGCAGACTATCAAAACAGCGAGGTTCTAATGAAAGTTATATCGTGGAGTCACAGCGCTCTAAAGGACTACGAGGGATGCCCCAAGCGGTATCAAGAGGTCAAGGTCTTGAAGAACTATCCGTTCACAGAGACCGAGGCCACGCGTTACGGCAACGAGGTACACAAAGCCATTGAGTTGTACATCCGCGATAACACACCAGTGCCCGAAGCCTATCAGCAGTTTGTTCCCGTGGTCGATGAGCTACTCAAAAAGCCCGGGCGTAAACTTGCTGAGCAGCAGATGGCGCTGACCAGAGAACTGCAACCGTGTGACTGGAGAGCAAGCGATGTGTGGGTGCGCGGCATTGCTGATATGCTCATCATTGACGACGACAACATGACGGCATGGGTTGTGGATTGGAAGACCGGCTCGGACAAGTACCCTGACCGCGACCAACTCAAACTCATGTCGATCATGGTGTTCGCACACTACCCGCACATCCGCAAGGTCAACTCGGCGCTTTTGTTTATCGTCAAGGGCAGCATGACCAAGCACAGCATGACTTACGATCAAGCAGATAAGCACTGGTGGGACTATCGAGAGCGTGCCGCACGCATCGAGCAAGCCCATGAAACCGGCGTGTGGAACGCCAAGCCTTCGCCGTTATGTCCGTGGTGTCCGGCCACCACTTGTGTCCACCATCCTAAACACTGAAAGGAACTGTGATGGCAACCCGTGATTACAAAAAGGAATACCAACAAGACCTCAAGACCGGCAAGTCCGGCCCTGACTCTGACCAGCATGAGCGCCAACGTGCGCGGCGTAAGTACGACAAGCTGGGTGTTGACCGAACTGGCAAAGACATTGACCACATCAAGCCGCTGCGCAAGGGCGGCAAGTCAACGCCGGGTAACCTGAGACTACGAAGCAAGAGCGTCAATCAAGGCGACAACAAATAATTACATGAGAAGCACATGCAAATCGTAGAAGACAAAGCCCTATTATTTAAGACCCGCAACCCCGAAAAGTACAGCATCATTCCAAAGCACAAGATCGTCGCTGAATACGACGATGGGTGTGAGATTGCTGTGTATTGGGGGCTCGATGAGGTGCGCGTGCTGCGCAACCTCGGGGTCAAGAACGTACCATCGCCAATCACCAAGCGCTACAACTGGCCCGGCAAGTACAAGCCCATGGCGCATCAGATCGAGACGGCTGCGTTCCTCACGCTGCACCGCAAGGCGTTTGTGTTCTCTGAGCCGGGCACTGGCAAGACGCTCTCTGCGTTGTGGGCCGCTGACTACCTGATGAGTATCGGGAAGATTCGCCGTGTACTGATCCTGTGCCCCCTGTCGATTATGCAGTCCGCGTGGTTGGGAGACTTGAACAACAGCATCATCCATCGCTCTGCCGTTGTCGCTCACCACTCGCAGGCTAGTCGGCGAATTGAGATGGTGCAGGAGAACTACGAGTTCGTCATCGCCAACTACGATGGGTTGAACCTGATTGCCAACGAGATCATTGCTGATGGGCGTTTTGATTTGGTGATTGTGGACGAAGCCAATGCGTACAAAACCATGAGCACACGGCGCTGGAAGTCACTCAAGGCCATACTGCGCCCTGAGACAAACCTGTGGATGATGACAGGCACTCCTGCTGCGCAGTCCCCTGCCGATGCGTATGGGCTGGCTAAGCTGGTCAATCCCGAGGGTGTGCCGCAGTTCTTCTCAGGCTGGCGCGACAAGGTAATGTACAAGCTGACTATGTATAAGTGGGTGGCCAAGAAGGAAGCGCAGGATTTTGTACACGAGGCGCTGCAACCGGCCATCCGCTACACCAAGGAGCAGTGCCTAGACCTACCACCTGTGCTGACCACAACCCGCGACGTGCCGCTAACAGCCCAGCAAGCCAAGTACTACAACCTGCTCAAGGACAAGATGCTGATCCAAGCTGCGGGTGAGACGATCAGTGCGGTCAATGCCGCCGCTGGCGTATCCAAGCTACTGCAAATCTCATGCGGCGCAGCCTACACAGACGACAGAGAAGTGGTGGAGTTTGATTCAGCGCCACGGCTGGCTGTGCTGGAGGAGATATTGGAAGAGACCAGCCGCAAGGTCATTATCTTTGCGCTGTTTCGCAGCACGATATCAACGATCCTAGACTATCTCAACAAGAAAGGGATTGTCACTGAGTGCATCCACGGCGATGTCCCACCAACCAAGCGGGCTGATATCATCCGCCGCTTTCAGCATGAGGAGAATCCCCGCGTCTTGGTTATGCAGCCGCAGGCTACCGCCCACGGGATTACCCTAACTGCCGCCGACACCGTGGTGTTTTATGGCCCGCTAATGAGCGTGGAGCAGTACATCCAGTGCATAGCACGCTCTGACCGCAAGGGGCAGAACTCCGACAAAGTGACCGTCATCCACATCCAAGGCTCCCCCATAGAGAAAAAGATGTTCAAAGCGTTGGGGGCCAAGGTCGATGACCACGGACTATTGACGCAGATGTTCGATACAGAAATTAAATCATGAAAGGAGAAATTAAGCTCAAAAAAGTCGTGTACACTGTCCAACCTTAGACAACCAAAACAGGAGAAGTAAATGTCAGAAGAAGCAATCCCGCTAGATAAGTTGGCCTTGATCTACCGAAAAATTCGGGACAAGATTGCCTTGCTAACCAAAGAGTACGACACGCAAGTGGAGTCACTCAAGGGGCAGCAAGACCAGATCAAGTTTGCCATGAAAGATCAGATGAAGGCGCTGGGCGTCAAGTCTGTACGCACCGATATGGGTACCGTAACGCTAACTACCAAGACGCGGTACTCTACCCAAGATTGGGACTCGTTCAAGGAGTTCATCCTTGAGCACAAGATGGTTGACCTACTGGAGAAGCGCATTGCGCAACTCAACATGGCGCACTTTCTTGAAGAGAATCCCACTGTCGTTCCCCCCGGACTCAATTCATCGACTGAGTACGATATCACTGTAACCAAACCACGTTAACCAAGGAAATTAAGATGAGCAATCTAGCAATTTTTGGCGGTGCAGCCGTCCCCGCATTTGCCCGTAACAACGAGCTTTCTGAAACCGCCAAGGCCCTGATGGGCGGCGCAGCCGGTGTAAGCACCAAGCGCATCTCGATCAAGGGTGGTGTGTTTCGCCTGCTGGCCGGAGGCAAGGAAGTCGCATCCATCGACGAGCGCCATTTGGACGTTATCGTGGTCAAGGCCGCATCCAAGGTCAGCCGTGTGTTTTACGCTGGCTCCTACGACAAGGACGCAACATCCTCGGCCCCTGACTGCTGGAGCAATGACGGCGAGAAGCCGGACGTTGCCGCAGGCAACAAGCAATCTGCCACCTGCATGTCGTGCGGACAGAATGTAGCCGGTTCGGGTCAAGGCAATAGCCGCGCCTGCCGCTACCAACAGCGCTTGGCTGTAGTGCTGGCCAACAACCCCGAGGGAGACGTGCTCCAGTTGACGCTGCCAGCTACGTCAGTTTTCGGTAAGGAAGAAGGCGACAAGCGTCCGTTGCAAGCCTTTGTACGCTACCTAGCTGTCCAAAATCCACCGATCAATCCCGAGCAGATTGTGACCCGCATGAAGTTCGACACGAAAGTGGAGAGCCCCAAGTTAGTGTTTGCCCCAGTACGCTGGCTGACCGATGACGAGTATGCTGTGGTCAAGACGCAAGGTGAATCCGATGAAGCCAAGCGTGCGGTTGTGATGACTGTGGCCCAAAGCGATGGTGTAAAGTCCGCCCCCTTGAAACTGGAAGGCAAGCCCCTTGCTGCACCGGCAGCCGAGGAGGAAGCGCCAGCGCCTAAAGCCAAGGCCAAGCCCGCACCTGCGGAAGCTGAAGCAGAAGCCGAGCCTGAAGTACGCAAGACCCCATCGAAGACCAACGCGGTGCCTGTTGTAAAGAGCGACTTGCAAGGCATTGTGGCTGACTGGGACGACGAGTAATTAAGTTTCGCTGGGCCGCAGGCAGCGGTCGCATTGCATAGGTCGGCTTCATCCTCCAGTCGTTAGAAAGTACTCACATACCTATGACTGCGTTTCCTGCCCTGCGTGTCCCAGCGCTCTATTATTTTTAAACTATGGCCTACTCAGAAAAAACTAAAGACTTAATACGGACGGCTCCGCGAACACCGGGCAATACGCTTGGGCGCTGGGCTGTCCACCTTGAGTTTCCCGTAGCCAAGATTGCGTACGCCTTGGGCGTTACGCGTCAGACGGTCTACAACTGGTTT